GCTCTTCTTTCCCTTACATTTACATCTTCGTATTTCTTAGCCTCTCTAACTAATACTTCTCTTGGGTATATCCTACCATTTTGGTTTTTAGCAGCAGCTCGTTGTAAAACTCCTTTTACAACCAACCTACCATTGTTTTCTTTTATAGACTCATCTATCTTTTGTCTTGATATCTCAAATGGTCTAACATCTACTAATAATTGTTTACTCATGATTAATCCCTCGTCCAGGTTTTCCAAGCAGTTCCATTGTAAATAAAAATCTTATCACTAGCTACACTATAAGTCATAGTTCCTTTTGCTGGATTATCAACTTGTGCTTCAGCATCGGTATCAAATACAGGTATACCACTTGTGTTATCAAAGACCAATTGTTTAGGAATTGATTTTTTAGAATCATTTGGATCTACTTTGTACATTTATTTTCCTTTCCAAGAAGCTCGTTTTATCCAAATATCAAATAAGATATCAGCTACTTCTTGTCTGATTTGTTTTTTAATTTTTTCAAGATCAGATTTATCTAATGCTTCATCAACAAATTTATAGCCAGTTTGTTTTTCAATATTCTTTTTTCTTTTCTTCTTCATACCCTTTTTACTAAAAGCATATGGAGTTTGATAAGTATCTATACTCGCAGTAGTGGTAATCTCTTTCAACTTCTTGCGATATAGCCTACTGGCTAATTCTTTTACTAATTTATTGAATTTTTCTGAGTTCTTTATCGAGTTCATAGTATCTCAACAATTGAACAACTGAATCATCTTGAGTTGTCTTTGACTCATTCAAACAAAATTTGTCAACACAATTAATAGCTTCTGTAAGTTTGATCTTCAATACCTCGTTTTTGACGTTCTTTACTCTAGATTTTAGTGATTTTTTTAGAGTTGGTAGTTTAGAGTTTACAAACTTGTTGAACTCATTAGAGTTTGATATGCTGTTAATGTATTCTTTCAATACTAATTTTTGATTAGCAGTAAGCTTGGTGTACTTTTCATTGAACTTTTCAAGTAATATTTTATATGAAAGTATTCTTACATCCTTATCCTTGAGGTCTTTAGGTAGGTAATCGGCATTTTTTTGTGTGTTTATTGTGGTGATGTTTTCCATTATTATAAAATAACTGTCGGTTTTATCATCAGGACTTAGTTTGTTATTGCCTTCAAATAATTTATAAATGGAAGCATACTGTTTGTAGTTGTCTAATTTAGCAGAAAAAAGGTTTTTTGAATCGTAATGTTGGTTTATCTCTTTGATAATATTGTATTTTTCTCTACTTAAATTGGTTTTGTTTAGTTTTCCTCGTTGTCTAAGTATTTCAGCTAAAAAGAAATCAGCTTTTTTATCATCCTCAAACTTCTTTTTCAATAATAAATTATATAAACCGAGTTCTTTTCCAACTTCGGTGTTTTCGTTAAATCTTTTTTTGATAATTTGTACTGCTTTTGATGTTTTCTTTTTGTTCAAAACATCCACAGTTACTTGTCTCAATAAGAATTCAAATAACATTCCTGTGTTTTTGAGCTTATTGTGTTTAAATTTTGCCATATGAGATTCCACTTTGTATATTACGATTCATATATAAATATAACCAAATTTAGAATAGGTGAGTTTTACTCTTCTAAAATATTGTCTTCAGACAATAAATTTGTAGTTTTTCTTCCAAATTTCTTTTTCAATTGATCTAACATTCCTTCATGTGCTACTAAGGTAGAAGCTTTGTTAGTTGCTAATGGTGACTTACCCTTGAACTCTCGTTTACCAAAACTACGATGTCTTTTCTGTACCTTTCCATCATCACCTCGTGGTTCATCTTTAGTAAAAGGATCTTTTCTACTACCACCCCAATCACCCTTTCGAGGTTGTTCATTAGGATCTTCCTCTCCACCTTCATCATCTGCTGGTGGTGGTTCTGTTGCTGGATCATTACCTTCGGTTTCAATCTGTTCCATTCTAAACTTATCTTTTTGATCCAATATAATACCTTGAAAAATATCCTTTTTCTGATCATCTGAAAAATCAAATATATGATCATAGATATATTTACGACTCAATATTTTATTATCTAAAGCATCTCTAGCTAAATCCAACTGTTGGTTCAGTAGTTCAAGTTTTTCTTGTTCATGAATCATAGATGGATTCTGTAATTCTAATTCAAAATCAATCAAATCAGATGACTCAAATCCTTGTGAATACAGGTGAACCACACCTATTTTCATCAATTCACTAACAACAATCTTTTGTAATCTTTCTATAGTACGAGAGAATCTAACATCCTCAGCGGCTAATGTAGCCTTACCACCACTCAATCCTTCTTCATATCCTAAGAAAGCCTTTGGTATTCTTAGGGAAGCCATGAGTTTGTTTCTCAAGTATTCAATATCTTCAACAGCATCGTTATTACTTAATCCAGGTAAAGTATCGATTTCAGTTCCACTATCTCCACCACGAACAGGTAAAAAGTAATCTTCGGTAACTGACTCTACATTATATTTCAAATTATACTCACCTGTTTTTTGATCTATCACAGGTGTTTTCTTCATCTTACTGATGATTCTTTGCATAAACTGTTCAACTTCCCTTGGTGGTATGTTTCCAACATCAATTTTGAATATTCTTTTCTCAGGTGCTCTCATGATTCTGTGAATCAACATAGCATCTTCCATCAAAGTCAACTGTTTAAATATCTTTCTACCACCCTCTAACATACTCTTTCCATATGGTAAGAAGTTAGTATCAGCAAGTAATCTGAAATGTGCTATTTCATAATTTTCTTTTATTTCTTTATCACCAGCATGAAGTATCTCATATTGTATCAACTGTGGATTCTTAGGATCATGATCTTCTAATCTAGTTATATCGTATGATGAAATTGGTTTCACATTTACTATACCATACTTGTCAAGAATATCTAATTGTAAATAAAAATCACCATATTTTGTAAGGTTTCTTATCCAACTCCATAAGTTGAACTCAATGTTCATAATATCATAATATAAGTTATGTAGAATAGCCTTGACCTTATTGTTCTCTGTTTTTATATGTAAAACCTCACCCTCTAGATTGTCAACCGTAGACTCATCTGAATATATATCAAGAGCAGAAGCAATAATCGGGTCTTGATCCATTAATTCATAATCTCTGAATAAATCCATCTTACGAATCTCATAGTTAGCTCTTTGATTTTGTGCTGAACTATATGGGTTCTGATATGTCTTCTGAATCATCTTATTATATCTTTCGATAAAATTAGATTGAAGAGCTGTTTGTGTATAGTCTAAATCTCTAACGACTAACTTATTGTCATCTCTTTTTCGGATTATAACATTTGATTGAAATAATCTACCAAGTCTTGTAAAAATATTATCTGCCATAATTTATTATCCTAGTAACCAACTTAAATCCTCTTTCTCACCGTTGATATCGATTTCATAAGGATTTTTCTTTGGTCTATTTGGTGTCATTATTGGTGACTTTTCATTAAGTGTACCAATTGCTCCTAACATACTACTTTGTAATTCATTTCTTTCAGATTGGATTCTGATGGCAGTATCTCTTATCCATAACAATATGGAGTAAGCCATTACCAAATCATCGTTATACCCATCTAAAGCTTCGGTTTTACTATTCTTATATATAAATACAAACAATTCATCAATTAACCTCGTAGACTTCAACTTCACCATTTTCTCTCTAGTGTACTCTTCCATTTTAGCAATAATCAGAGGTTTGGTTTTCAATGTAGTGGTGAAACCTGGTATTTTGTTTCTATCAATATGACGATAACGATTAGTATGTTTATTATCCTCATCAACTACCAAGTGATTCTTCTCTTGATAAAACAAATTCTCATATCCTCTGTCGATAATTGTTTGTAATGTAGCCCAACCTATGTTGTTATTCTCAACAACCAATAGGGCATCATTGTATTTTGTGGCTAACTCTATAAGAAAGTTACCAAATTCTGTTGTGCCGAGTTGACCTTTATATTCCGCAACTTGCTCCATCTCGTCAATGTCAAATACTTGTGCTGTACTGTAATCAGTTCCATCTCCTCTTGCAACATCGGCACAGATTAAATAATTTTTTGAATAATCAGGATATCCCCATATCCATAGGTTTCTATCAAATCCACTTTTCTCAGTTGGTTCACAACACATCTTCTCTTTATACCACTCCAAGATAACAGGATCAACGACAGAACGACCAGAACTCAAGAAATCAGCATCACATTCTTGAGCAGCTTGTGAAGGTCCTAAGTTTTTGGTTTGTTCATCTCTCCATTCTTGATCTCTTTCAGGATGACATGTCCAATGAAGCTTTACTGTGTTGAATTTATTAGCACCATCTTTGGCATCTTGCCATGTTTTATGAAACCAATTACCCACACCATTGGGTGTTGATATGGCTAAACATTGACCACCAGTAGCCAATGTCTGTTGAGCAGCAGTCCATATGATATCAATCTTATCTATGAAAGCAGCCTCATCAATAATCAAAAGTGATAGGGCTTCAGAACGACCAGCACTTTCATTAGAAGCAATAGCTTTTATCTGTGAACCATTTTTGAATATCAATGAAAGTTTGTTGTTCTCAACGATAGCAGTTTTCAACCATGCTGGTAGAGCTTCATACATAATACGAACTTTTGTAATTAGGTTTTTCGCAGTATCTTTGGATGTCGCAATCACCAAGATGTTCTTATCGTTTTGAAATAACATCATCCATAAGGAATATGCAGCACTCAATGTGGATATACCTAATTGTCTTGATTTCAATATAACATTGTAATCATGTTCTTGATATTCTTTCAACACATCATATTGAAACGGATATAATTTAAACTTTATCTTACCTCTCTGTGGATGTTGAATAGTACAATACTGATTGATAAAGTATGATGGTTCTTTCGCACATTTGACGTAATTTTGTTTAATTGCTTGTTTTAAATCACTCATCGATGTGATTCCTTTGATACAGCATTTGCTACTTTCTTATCTAACTTTAGAGCAAGACTTTCTTTTCTTTCACCCATCTCTTGTTCATATTCAGCAAGGATTGATTTCCATCTTTTCTTTTCCATCTCGGTAACCCATTCATTCCATTTACCTTTATGATGAAGATCAGCTTCAAACTCTAACTGACATATCCTACATCTACCCATACGATTGTAAGTTTCTTGATCAATTGTTTTTAGGATAAGTTTTTCACAATCACTACCTTCCCAACCATTACACTTATCAAAACCTCTTGGTGGTACTTTTGTGATTTGTTTTCTCTTACCATCTTTGATTGTCCAACTACGACCTCTGGCGTCTGTCCACTCCTCACCTTCTTTTCGTTGATTAGTTGTCTTACCCTCATAACCTATAGATACACGTTCTCTGTATTTACCACTTACAAGGTCTTGTATCTTTTTTATATTGCTCATATTGTTATCTCACCTTCTCTTGCTGTAAACCATTTTCTAAATTGTGCTGGAGTTCCAACTGTTATTTTTTTCTCAGGTACTAATTTCAGTAAATCTTTCTTATATGCTAGTTTATTGTTATAACTATCTTTTTGAAAGTAATAATCATCCCAAACTCTTTTCAATACAAAAGCATCTATTATCTTTGTATTATAAATTAATATCTCATTCCACCAATCAGAGTTACCTGGATTTTTTACTCTGAGATTACTCTGCACCACACTTTTGTATTGTTTTAACAATTTGTTCGTTATATCAATATACTTTTTAATATGTTTATTTGCTATAACTCCTAATTCTTTCTTAATAGCTTTCTTATAATCATTGAAAGTATCATAATCAGTATGGTCGTACTTATCTACTATATCGTTTTCCATTTTCATCCAATCTTGATAATCCGGTAGACCAGCACTTTTTATTGCCTGTGGTACGAGCATACTATCACCACCAAATATATATCTACCCAACACCCATCTACGACCAGTTTTGTCTGGCACTGTACTAAAATCCATTACCCTACGACCTAATAATGTCCCTTCAACATAAAATATCACACCACCACTACCAGTTTGTACTCCACGACCTTTTGCTAATTGAGATGATTTTCCAGCTTGAGTAAATGTCGATATCGATTTTTTCTTACCTATTATATCTTTTATCGTGGATAAATTTTGAGGATTGGTTACATGAAAGGAATTGATAGGTACTTTTCCAAATAAACTTTCTATTTGTTTTGGATATAATGGCACATAATCTTGTGTTAATGCCCACTTTAGAGCACCACGTGTATGTGCTGGATACCATTCATTATATTTTAACTCACCAACAAAGGCACTTTCACCTAATAATTCTTTTAATTTAATCATCTCACTTCCTTTGGTAAATCTAACTTCATACGTTTTATAGTTTTTTTATATTGATTTACAATCGCTTTTCTTTTCTTTGGAAATCTAAACTTACTACTTTTAAATAACCTATATACTTCTTCAAATGATTTTATCTTACTAGCAGAAGCACCCTTACCAAATAAAAATTGATAGAATTTATCTAAATTACCCGTTACAGTTTTTACTTTTAGTTTTTTTCTTTTACCAGATTTAGTCGTGGTGAAGTTTACTATTTGTAATCCCTCTCTCCAATTAACTTGAAATTTTTTCTTTACTCCAGGTTTATCAGTATCAAATGAGATTTGACTTAGAATATCAGCAAGAAATACATTCTTATACACTAATTTATACTTACTGTTTTCATCAGGTTTAAATGACTTCTCCATCCAATTAGAATTACCTATCATAAAATCTATCTGTATTTTAGCATCACCACTACCTAAAGTTCCTTTTCTATCCTTAACAACTTTTTGAACTTTTCCACTATCATCAACCATCGGCGCCACCACACTGAACTGACCTAATCCTTTCATTATTTCATAATCAACCGGTTTTGTTTTCAAGTATTTATCCACAGCATCCCAAAAACCAGCTCTGTCTGTTTTGAAAAACTTTAGAGCATCTTTCCAATCAACAGCAAGGTCAACATCACCTGATATCTTCTTATCCACACTACCAACCATACTATACTTAGGTTTGAATTTTATTTTGTTGATAACTGACTTAACAGTAGATTTAGAAAACCTATTATCAACAAATGAATTCACACCTTTGACATTACCACCCTCGGCTAATATTTGAGTCAAACCAATCATTAGAAATCCAATAGAGTTAATATTCTGTGCATTGGTGTGAATGTGCCAGTTAGTTTGTATAACTTATCATTGTATGTAAACACAATACCCTCACTTGGTACAATACCTTTAATACCACCGATGGCATTTAATCTTTCTAAAAACTTTTTGAATATAGTGAGTTTTTTAATGTCTTTTGATTGACTTAAAGTGATGATTGCCTTAGATAGTTTTTTTCTTAATTCTTGAGCAGCTTCATTGGGACTAACCACCAATAGATCATTCATACTTCGTAATATCTCAGCACCTAAGTTTAATATGAGATTTTCAAACTTTTGCATGTTAATGTCGAACTGACGTTCATACTTGTCACTATTAAACTTCATAGCCCAATTCTTAAACTTTTCATTCTCTATCTTTTTCATCTGTGGTATTGTAAAGGCAGATTTGTTTCTCAATCCCCATCTATTGGCTAAACCATCTAGAACGTTATTGGGTATTTTATATTTTAATGAATCAGCTTTTGTTTTGATAAAATCTAACCACTATCTCCTATGATACTCAACTATCTTATCACTATCTATCAACCTATATTCACTTTGTATTTTTTTCAATCGATTTAAAAACTTAGATT